CTCGCCTTCTTTCAGAAGAGGCGAGATATCTCGATAGGCATCGATACGAAGCATGTTGCATGGGAGAAGGCTGTAGAGGCCGAGACGCTATGCCGAGAGTCAAATGAACTTTTTAGGAAGTACTCTCGTGGGGGATTTTTCTTCCCCCACGACGTTGAGTCCGTGTTATTTCGGGCTCAGCGGAAAATAAGTGCTATCCTAGGAGATCTGCCGACTCTTGGCGAATTAAGATTGCGTTTCGGCCCCGGTGCGACTACCCAAGTCAAAAAGAAAGACGCGTCGGTTCGGCGTAAGCTGAGTCAGACGTTTGCCTGTAGTGAAGACGCTATTCGCTTCCTCCCGGAAGTGTTGGCGGAGTTACCGCTCTGGATTGATGATTCAATCGCTAGAGAGAGCGTAACCGTTCCTGTCCTCATAGTTGAGGGCAAGATCGACTTCGTCCCGAAAACGGCTAAGACGGATCGTACCATCGCTGTTGAGCCTATGCTGAACTCTATGGTTCAGTTGGGGATCGGCGACTATATGGCAGACCGGCTTAGGCACGTAGGTGTCGACATTCGCGACCAGACGCGTAACCAACGTCTGGCTCGTGAAGGTTCGATTACCGGGGCCTTAGCAACCCTGGACCTAAGTAGTGCCTCTGATACTATATCTTCAGGTCTCGTCGAGAGCTTGCTCCCGTTCGAGTGGTGGGACTTTCTCCGTGCGTTCCGCACGGGGACTGTAACCACGCCTGAGGGTATAATGAGGCTTGAGAAGTTCTCTTCCATGGGAAATGGTTTCACGTTCCCACTGGAGACCCTGATCTTTTACAGCTTGGCGGAAGCCTGCTGTGATCCCAGGGATTTCGCAAAGATTAGCGTATACGGAGACGACATTATTGTCCCAACGTATGCGGTTAGTCTGCTTACCAGAGTACTCGCAAGTTGCGGGTTTTTGGTGAACAAAGCGAAGAGTTACGACTCGGGACCTTTCCGTGAAAGCTGCGGAAAGGACTACTTCTCGGGAATCGACGTACGTCCTTGTTATATCAAGGATTCTTTGTCGGGTCAGTCATGTTTCGTCTTGCACAACTTTTATGTGCGAAGCGGGCAGCCCGAACCCGCCGCGATTCTTCTCCGGTCTGTAGATGAAAGTCTGCAGATCTGGGGTCCTGATGGCTATGGTGACGGGCATCTCCTTGGAGATTACCAGAAACATAGCCTTAACAGGAGTCGCGGTTGGGGTGGTTATACTTTTGAGACCTTCAGCTTTAAGAATCGGCGAGCCTTCTACAGGCTCGGGGCCGATTATGTCTTTCCTGCATATTCTATCTACGCTAAAGAGGGCGATTCTTCGCTCTCCTCGGAGGTGACTTCCGCTCTGCGGCATGTCGCTCGTCGTTCTCACGGGTCTGTTCGGCCCGAGAGAGCTGATGGTAGTTATCTTATGCATGAGGGACGGGTCTCTTTAGCTGACACTTTGCCAGGTGTCAGCGGGTATAAACGCGTCAAGATCTACG